GGCTAACGGTAGTCCAGCCTGTTGATAGCTTATTACACAAATGACGCGCAATGATCTCTTCACCACCCCTTCCAATCTGGCCAAAATAGTCCTTAACCGATAGCCCGCAAATGCGAAACACTCTACTCTGCCTCTAGAACGCCGAACGTATCATTACCTGTCAGTACGTATATATTATTGCCCGCACACACGGTCTCGAGAGTACGTCTGACCAACTCCTTTCGGTCTTCAAGCTCACCAGGCTGGAGCGCTCTTGTGATTGATTCCATCTCTGCTAAAATTAACCTTCCACTTACCGAGTTATAGTAGCGTATCTTAGTATCGGTAATCTGAACTTCTTTGTCCCATTTAATAGTACCTGGCATAATGTACACTGGTTTACCTAGTTTAATGAGCGGTAACATACGTACAAACCATGCCTCGAACAACGATACAAATACGGAAGATAGAAACTCCTCGACCGGTCGCGCTGCTGCTTTAGATACAGGTGTGATTACACTGGCACTGACGATGTCAGGCGATGAAAGGCTCGAGAAAGATGGTTTAGTAGTACGCGTGACAGACTTGCGTGATGTTCGCTGCTCCTTGGGTGCGTTGGTCAATGGGCGTTCGATTTCTTTCACCTGTGGGGACTCAGACGATACAGCCACTACAATGGGTGCGGGTGATAGTGTTGGTGGCTCCAACACTCTTGGTGCGACTACTTCGATATCAGCTGGCATCAGTTCCTCCTCCGCGATCATATTTGGTTTGCTGACCACTAGAACGCTTTCCTGTTGTTGCTTAGGCAGTTCAATAATATCCTCACTCCAATCCATGCGCGCCTCAACGTCCTTCTTCTCTGCTTCGTCGTCTCGGGAAACATCATTAACCTCTTCATCACTTTCAGCAGTTGGTTCAGCGGTGAGTGAAAGCAAGGACAGTAGTTGTTCGTTCGTGCACAGCTTTTCCTTCACTACTCCGAAAGAATAACCCTCAGGTATAGTGGTGACTTGATGCGGCGTATTAGTAGTGAACTTCTTGACAATCGTAATCATTGGTTTGTTCATGATTTGAAGTGTCATTGCGCTGTTAAGTCTGCTCGTTGCGTTGTAGTTCGTGATGAACCTATGCCCTTCAGAGTACCCTTGTTCGAGTTGATGGGCGTGCTGGTTGCCTGCGAATTGCCATGATTCAAATGATGGATGTAGTGGTTTTATGGTTTTGTGGTCTGCGCGTTCGATGAAGTAGATGTATTTCTCATCTACGTCCTTATTGGTTGGAATAATGGTCTGCTTGAAAAGTTTAGTAGTCATCCTGGTCAAGTGTCTTTAACTAGTACTGGACTTTACT